AGGCCGCCATCGCCATGTGCAAGTCCACTGGTGCCACCCTGCTGATTGCCAAGATTGACCGGCTCTCAAGGGATGCAGGCTTTCTGCTCACCCTGCGCAGCTCTGGCCTGTCCATCATGGCCGCCGATATGCCGCACGTTGGCACGTTGGAGTTTGGCATCCGGGCCGTGTTCGCACAGCATGAACGGGAAGAGATCAGCCGCCGCACCAAGGCAGCCCTGGCTGCTGCCAAGGCCCGTGGCCAGAAGCTGGGCTCACCCAACCCTAGAGCAGGCGGGCTGGCCGTATCAGCTCACCTGCGTGCACGCAAAGCGGCCACCATTGCCAAGGTGATGCCCATCGTGCGTGACTTGCAGGCCCTGGGCATGACTACCACCCGCCAGATTGCCCAGGCTTTAACCGAGCGGGGTATCCAAACGGCCACAGGCGCTACCACCTGGCACTCTGCCCAGGTTTCCCGTCTATTGGCCGCATAACTTGAGGAGAATGTGATGGACGATTACCGCATCGTAGTAGACCGCCGCCGTAGCCTGCTGCGCAAACCCAGCCGGTTACAAATCGTAGTCGAGAGCTTGGTTTTCACAGCCCTGATTGCCCTGCTCTTTGTCGTGCTCACCATGGTTTCTTTTTAGGAGATCACCCCATGAGCCAGACAGCCGATATATTGGAAACCCTCAGACGTGGACCGATCACCCCGCTTGAGGCCCTGCGTGACCATGGTTGCCTTCGTTTGGCTGCCCGCATCGAGGAGCTGCGTTCAGAGGGCCACGTGATCATCACTGAAATGATCAAACACAACGGCAAAAAATTCGGACAGTACGTCCTCATTAAGGAGAAGAAAAATGGTAGGTAAAGTCACGCCAGACACCATGGCCTCAGCAAGCCTCTTGCCGGCCATCATGGGGGTCTCACCCTGGGCCAGCCCCAACGATGCCCTTACTGGGGTCTTAGAAGCCCACCGTGGGCATGAGCGGCCCGGTCTGTCAGACCCTGAGCCAGCCGAGTGGGGCAACCTGCTTGAGACCACCATTCTGGAGCAGGCCTGCCTGCGCCTGGGGCTCACGCACCTGGACCTGGACCATTCCGAGGCCCGGTTCCACCCCATGCTAAAGCTCGCCTGCAGCCTGGACGGCACGGCAGACGGCAACGGCCTGCTGGTGAAGCACAATCCAGACGCTGGCATCTACGTCATGGATGGTGATGAGATTGCACTCAACGGCATTGGCGTGATGGAGGCCAAGAGCACGGCCATTGAGCCGGCCGACAGCCCGCCCCTATACCAGGGCCCCATCCAGCTGCAGGCCCAGATGGATATCATCGGTGCGGAATGGGGGGCAGTCTGCACCCTGTTCAAGGGCAGCCGCCTGCGGGTGTACCTGTTCAAGCGCCATGCCCAGACCTGCCAGGAGATTGCCAAGGCAGTCATCGACTTTCAGCGCCGGGTGGACCAGTGGCTAGTGGATGGCAGCATTGACTACTACCCACCGACCAACAGTAAGGATGCCGACCGTACCTGGGGCCAGGCCGAGGAGATCGAGGTGGACCTGGGCGCACCGGCCGAGCTGCTGGTGGATGAGATTGTGGTGGCTAAGGCTGAGATCAAACGGCTGGAAGAGAAGGTCGAGCAGGCAGAGACCAACCTCAAAAACCTCATGCGGGAGGCGGGCAAGGCCAGGGCTGGGATGTGGGAGATATCCTGGCCCATGCGTGCCTACAAGGCGCAGCCTGAGCGGGTGGTGCCGGCCACCGAGGCCAGGGTGGTGCGGCAGTCCACCCTCAAGATCAAGGAGGCCAAGGTATGAAGTGGGGAGCGCCAGCGCCAACGTATCTACAGCGTGTGTACACCAAGGGGCCGCTCATGTTCGTGCCGCTCTACACTGATGCCCGCTTGTATGTGGGGCCAGGGTATCCGCACTTAAACCGAGCACGCTACACGCCAGACGAATTACTAAAAGCCGGCTGCAAGCCACAGGACCATTACCTGCTGGCCCGCATTGGCATGACCGAAATAGACTAGGAGAAGAGAGATGAGCAACATTACGACAACGCAACAGGGTTTTGCCCCGGCCACCCTGACCGAGGCCATGCAGTTCAGCGAGATGCTGGCCAAGAGCTCGATGGTGCCACGGGCATACCAGGGCAAAGCAGAGGATGTGCTGGTGGCCATGCAATGGGGCCGTGAGATTGGCCTGGCACCGCTGCAGGCCCTGCAAAACATTGCAGTCATAAACGGTAAGCCCAGCGTCTACGGTGATGCAGCCATGGCGCTGGTGCAGGCCAGCCCGGTCTGCGAGGATATCGAGGAGACCATCGAGGGCGAGGGCACGCCCAACCCGGTGGCCGTCTGCATTGCCAAGCGCAAGGGCCGCAAGCCGGTGGTGGCCAGGTTCAGTCTCGAGGATGCCAAGCGTGCTGGCCTCTGGGGCAAGCCAGGACCATGGCAGGCATACCCGAAGAGAATGATGCAGATGCGAGCCCGAGGGTTTGCCCTGCGGGATGCCTTCCCTGATGTGCTCAAGGGCCTGATTACGGTAGAGGAGGCCCAAGACTTTCCCGATCAGGACCGGCCGGCCAATGTGGTCAACCTGCCCCGCACCCGTAACCCCTTGGAGGCATTACCTTTGAGTGAAATCACGCAGCCTATTGAGCAAACCGAAGACCCCGAACGGGAATATGTCGAGGTCGAGCAAGTAAATCAGATGCTGCAAGAGGAGGCCGAGAGCCGCACAGATGAGGTGCTCACCCCGGTGGCCGCCGAGTCCATTGCCAAGCAGCTCACGCAGCAGCTCGAGGATGCCGGCATTGAGGTGGTGGAGGTGAAGGAGTACACCTGGGCGCTAGGGGTGCCGGGCAAGCCAGACATTCCCTGCAACAATTATGAGGAGTGGGCTGCCCAGTATGAGGAGATGGCAGGCAAGGTGGCGAGGAGCAAGCTGGCCCCGGATGCCAAGCTCAAAAAATTGGAAGAGCTGAAGAAGGCAAACACTGCCATGTTTGGAAAGTTACGCACTGAGCAATCATTGCAACACACCAAGCACATGGTGACCAGGCGCAGTCAGATTGAGGCAGAGGTTTCTGACAAAGGCGGGCAGGCGTAGCTTGGATGCGGTAGAGGTCCCAAGGATTTACCAGGCCCAGGGGGAGAAGGCCTCGCCCTCCTGGTGCCAGGCATTCGCCGAGGGATGCGGTGGCACCATCACCCAGTCGCAGACAATTAAGGATGGGCCGGTGGCATTGTTTGGCAGCCTGCAATTGAGGAGGGTGCTCGAGGCGGCTATGGCAGAGGGTCGGACCTGGTACTACGGTGACAAGGCTTACTTTGGTCGGGACGTTTATTACCGGGTGACCAAGAATGCCTACCAGTACACAGACTTCAAGCTCAATGCTACGCCCCACAGGTTCGAGCGCACTGGGATGAGCATCAAACCCTGGCGCAAAGGTGGCAAAAAAATCTTGATCTGCCCGCAGTCAGAGCTATTCCATGAGTGGCATGGCATACCTCAGGCGCAGTGGATTAAGGCAGTCGAGACCGAGCTGGCCAAGCACACCAAGAAGCAAACCCATCTGCGGTTCAAGGTTTGGAGCAGGGCCGAGCAAGACTTTGAGCTGGCCCTCGAGGGTGTCCATGCGGTGGTAGTATTCACTAGCATCGCTGGGGTGCAGGCAACCCTGCATGGTGTGCCCTGCTTTGCCACCCATGATTGTGCGAGCGCCAGGTTTGGCAGCATGGACCTTAGTCGTATCGAAGACCCGGTCAGGCCAGACAACCGGGAGCAGATGGCCTGGGAGCTGGCAGATAATCAATGGACACTTTTAGAAATGAGGAGCGGAATGGCATGGGAACATCTGACGAAATGAAAGAGTGGCGAGGCCTGTGGTTTCCCCCAGGTGAGAAGCATCAGACCGCCTGGATGGCCAAGAACCTGGCAGTGGTGGACGGCAAGCCGGCCTACCAATATCACAAGTATCGGGCTGCCAAGGATGCCTGCAAGAACCGAAGGGTGGCCATTGATGTAGGCGCTAACGTGGGCCTGTGGTCTCGGGTAATGCTGCTCGACTTCCAGGTGGTTCATGCCTTTGAGCCAGTGCCCATGTATCGGGAATGCCTCAAGCTCAATGCGCCTGGTGCCAATGTCTACCCCTATGGCCTGGGCAATAAGCCGGCAGTGGTGGACATGGCTTGCAGAACCGAGGGCAGCTACGGTGACACCGCCCCGGCCAGCGGCAGGGATGGTGAATTTATCGTGGCCAAAGGGGTTGAGATTGTCACGCTTGATAGCCTAGGCCTCGAGCTGGTGGACCTGATCAAGATCGACTGCGAGGGCTTTGAGTCTTTCGTGGTCGAGGGCGCAGAGCAGACCATTAGAGCCTGCAAGCCGGTGATTATTGTCGAGCAGAAGAAGGGCAACGGTAAGGCATTCTCATTACCAGATGACCATGCTGTGTCGTTGCTCAAGTCCTGGGGCATGAGGGTTGAGAGGGAAATGTCTGGCGACTACCTGATGGTCTGGTGATGGGCTGGGGTGATGAGCTCATGGCCGCAGGCGAGGCACAGGCCAAGGCTGCTGGCCGTGATATTAAGGTGGCCATCAAAGACCGCAATGGCCAGGTGCGCTGGCATGATGCCTGGGAGAATCACCCGCTAATTGCCAGACCTGGCCAGCCTTACCAAGACAGCATCACCAATGGCCCAGGCGTGCGCAGCTACACCAATGGGGTGCACGCTGGCAGGTGGGTGTGGCGCAAGTACACACCAGTGCCGGCAGATATCTACTTTAGTGAGGCAGAGAAAAAATTTGCATCCAGCCTTGGGTCTGGGTTTGTTGTCATCGAGCCCAACCTCAAGGGTAAGAAGGAGTCTGTCAATCGAGACTGGGGATGGGACAGGTGGCAGGCCCTGGTCAAGCTGATGCCCAAGGTGCAGTGGGTGCAGCTCGGCCCGGCCGGGACACGCACCCTGCGCAAGGTTAGGTTTATCCAGACAGATACGCCACGCCTGATGGCAGCCGCCCTGTCAAAGGCCGTGGCATTTGTAGCACCAGAGGGTGGGCTGCATCACACAGCGGCAGCGGTGCGGGTGCCAGGGGTGGTCATCCATGGGCACTTCAATTCTGCTGGGGTGACAGGCTACCCAGGCATGGTGCACCTATCCACCGAGGAGCTGGGTTGCGGCAGTCAGCTCTTTTGCCAGGCCTGCCGGGATGCCATGGAGGCCATTACCCCAGAGGTCGTGGCCGGCCATCTTCAAACCATCCTAGATCAGGCAGTGGCCTCGGATAAATAGAGGGCACGCTCGTCTTCCCGGCGCTTGACCAGGCCGGGGAGAACCCTGCCACCACCCTTGGTCCACATCCTGAACGCATCGGCTGCGCCCTGGTGGTCACCCCTGCGGTGGCGCATGAGGATGGTGGACCGCTGCAGATTCCCTAGCCCAGCATTGAACGCAAAAGAGACCAGCGCTCCAAACTGGCCAGGAGTAACCCGACCATGAGTGAGGCGCAGAACGCCCCTGGTAAAAGTCGCAAGGTCTTTAGTAAGTAAGTCATCAATCTCCTCCCCTGACCAGATGCGGAAGTCCTCCACCCGCAGGCTGTACTCCTTCCGAATCTTGCCCTCATAGCCAGGCTTGCGTACCACCGGCAGCCTGATCTGCTCCTGGTACAGGACGTGCCCCACGCCCACGGTCCATATCTGGGCAGGGCACAGGTAAGGCTTATTCCTTACGCCCTCGTGATGCTTCAGCATCTTGAGCACGGCCGGCTCGAGGGTCATCGCTTCTGCCAGTTGCGTGAACCGAACCAGAATCCAATGATGCCACCCAGCATGGCCATCTCATCTGAGCTGAAGATCACGTCTGCAAACTTAACGATATCGTCCATGCTGGTGATCAGACCAGGCGTGGCCATCACCCAGTACATCATGTAGACATTGATCAGGACCAGCTCGAGCACAAAAATGTAGGTCACGGTGGGCCGCACGGTGCCAACGTAGTTGGCCACCCACTTACTGGCCCTGTCGAGCACCTTCTCGTCATGCGCTAGGGCCGCCACGGTCATCTGCGCATCGGTCTGCATGGCAATCTGATCGGTGCGAATCTCCTCGACCTTCTGCTCGGCAATGAATCCCTCGCGGGCCAGGACCAGCTCACGCTCGGTCTGCACCGCAGCCAGTGCGAGCTCATGCTTTTTGTCTGCTTTATCTTGGAAAAAATCCAGCAGCTTCGGCAGGCCAGAGATGAGCAGGCCGCCCAGGGTTGATATCAGTGAAAGCATTATTGTCCTCTCGTCAGAATTAAATCCACGGCAGCCCAGATCACCATGCCGCCCACGCCCAGGATGGTGATGCCACCAATCCACAGAATCAGGTTGTCCCAGAATGCCTTTTCGGCAGCTTCCTGGTCTTGCTTGGCTTTGATGCGCCTGGCCCTGATCTCACGACGCATATTGCAGAACTTGCGATATCCATCCATGCCACCGAACTCGCCACCCAGGTTGGCCCAGGCACCGACCACAAACATATCCCTGATCTCGGTCTCCATCTGGCGCAGCTTGTATTCAGCCTCGAAAGCATTGAAGGCCTCCTGGGTGTCGCTGCCCATGGTCTGCTTGGCAAATAGCTTGGGCTTCTTGGGTTCGTTCTTCTGCTTATTGATGACCTCTTCGAGCTGGTCGGCCACGCCACAGTATTTGGAGAGCTGAGACCAAACACCCTCAGCCTCGGCAGCAAACTCACTGGCCTTCTTTAATCCTGACCAGATAGCGCTGGCCGTGGCCAGAAGGGTGATCGGGTCCATTACTTACCTCGCTTCCATTTCAGATACTCGACGCCCTCCATGGGGTCCCAGAACAATTTAATCATGTCTGGGTGGTCCTCGGCCAGGTCTGGGTCGATCACTGTCAGGCAGGCAGGCGATAGCGTCTGGTCCCTAAAGCCACGCTCCTTGGCGTAGCTGTCGTAGAGCTTGTAGCTGGCCACCTGCACAGCATGGCAGATGCGGCCCGAGCTCGGGTCTTTGATGACACCATATCCGCTAGTGTGTTTGTGGCCAGAGATCATCAGGTGGTCACGGTGCCCCATCTGGGCGGCCTTCATCTGGCCGTGGGCCGGGTTCCACATAGAGTGGCCGGCAAAGTCATGGCGGGCATTGACGATCACCTCACGGCCGCT